ATTTTACTTTTTGATTAGAGTGCTTAGCTTTCCACATTTCAGGTACTGTTTTACCACCTGTTTTTGTATGTGTTGAAACATCAGGAACTAATCCCATGTGTCTACGCTTTTTGACTATATCACCTTTGTTATTGTTAAGATTAAAATGACTTTTAAAGCTATTCACAATATTATTTAAGCAAAAAAAAGGGCCTTCTTGCGAAGGCCCTTAATCTATAATCTATTTTTTGAACTTACTTAGCTGCACCGAATAGTGTCTTACCAACCTTACTTGCATTACCTGCAACCTTGTTTGATGGAACACCGCCACCTACGTTCTTCTTAAGAGGCTGTGGCTTACCGTCGTTAACGATACCCTGTACATCACCGTTGCCTTCCTTACCATCTACTTCTGATGTTGCTGTACCAGGGACCTTCTGACTACCCTTTGCCATGAGCTTCTTGCCATGCTCATCTGAAAGTGGTTCGATATCTGTTGCTTCACCGAGAGTCTGTTCATCTTCTGTACCCTCATCTGATGCACCCTCATCTTCGAGCTCATCAGTAGGCTCACCTTCGTGTGAACCAAGAACTCCCATGAGAACGTCATGAAGCTTCTCTGCGAGATCACGTGAAAGGGTAATTGTTACCTCTTCACCATCAACACCAGCACCTTCGTGCTCACCAGGAAGACCTAAGGCCTCGGCGTCTGTTGAATCGTCTTGATTGGGAAGATGCATGTCGTTTTCGAGCATTACCTCTTCGTAAAGTCTGTCAAAAATAGATTTGTTCATAAAAGTATTTATCTTCTGTGTTTCCGTTTTTTCATTATTTTGTGAGAATTTCTTAGGCTCATAATAATTGTCAGCTTTTGCTGTTTTCGGATCAATGATGTCTTTCTTAAAGCCATCAGCATCTTCAGGACCTGACTTCTTACCAACAAAAGCTTTCTTGTCGCCTTTTGCTAGCTTTACCTTTTTTTCTGTCTGTACTTCAAAGGTATCATCAGGAATTGTCATCTTCTCGAGATATAAATCACCGAGTTCATTCATTGTACGTGTTAAGTTCATGCATAAGTATTTATTATAAATGCCTACTAAAAAGCAGAAAACAGGTTATTATCTGGGTAATGAGTCACTCCCTACACAGGACGCGACATTCAATTATATTGATAACCCGGAGTGGGTTGAAGACATTAAAAAATGTACAAAAAACATTTTATACTTTGCTGAAAACTTCTTCTTCATTACAAACCTTGATGAAGGTAAGATAAAAATTAGATTACATTCTTTCCAGAAAAAGATTTTAAGAAGCTTAAGAGACAATAGATTCGTATGTTTATTAGCTTCACGTCAGATTGGTAAGGCCCTTGCACTAGATACACCTATATTAACCACATCCGGGTGGTCAACAATGGGTGAGCTTAAGAAAGGTGATCAAGTATACGGAGCTGATGGTATACCTTGCAACATCGTGCATGCCCACGAGACCCTTAATAACCGTAAATGTTATAAAGTAATATTTGATAATGGTGAGGAAATTATTGCCGATGCAGATCATCTATGGTTTACAGAATCGAGAAATGAAAGAAAGACAAGCGGTACAGTAAAAACTACGCAGCAGATTGTTGATACATTATACGCGCCATACTGCAAAGAACCTAATCATAGAATACCTGTATGTATAAACGGAGTAACGGGAATTGAAAAGGAACTACCTATTGAACCTTATGTGCTTGGGTTGTGGCTAGGCGACGGAGCGAGTGTTAGTGGTACTATAACTGTAGGTAGACGAGATATACACGAAATTATAGATATTCTCAATACTCAGCAAAAACAATTCGACAAATTAATTCTACATGAATATAAGAAAGAGGTATATACGTTGAGAATAACATCAACAAAGAATTTACATACAGAGAGTTTATCAGGGTTAATCAAAAACAATAACCTAAAAAATAATAAGCATATCCCTAATGAATACATGCTTGCGAGCAGACAGCAGCGACTCGCTCTACTACAGGGACTCATCGACAGTGACGGGTATATCGATAATAGAGGAAATGCATGTTTTTATAATACAAATTTAGAATTAGCTAAACAGGTTAAAGAGCTCATAACTAGTCTTGGATATAAAGTTACATATAAAGAGTATATACCTAAATTAAGAGGTGTTGAATGTAATATCTCTGCTATCGTTACATTTAAGCCAATAGAATTTGTATGTCGTTTACCGTTTAAGCGTAGTAGAATTCAGGTAAAGCCACCTACTGTACAGTCACATCTTCGCGCACAATGGCATTATATAAAACAAATTGTTGAAGTACCATCGGTACCTGTTAGATGTATTACTGTTGATAGTGTAGATAATTTATATCTCGCTGGTAAGCAGTTAATACCCACACACAATACTACATTAATGACGGTATATGCATTATGGGTCGCCTGCTTTCAGGAAGATCAACGTATATTAATCGTTGCTAACAAAGAACAAACAGCTATTAACATTTTTAAACGAGTTAGAATGGCTTATGAAAAGTTACCTAATTACCTTAAACCAGGTGTTTTAGAGTACGGTAAAACGTCAATGTCACTAGCCAATGGTTCAAGCATAGGTATTAGCACTACAAGTAGTGATGCAGGTCGTGGTGATAGCTGTAACTGCTTGATATTAGATGAGTTAGCCTTTATTGATAACCATATGGTACAAGATTTCTGGAAATCAGTTTATCCTATTATTTCATCTTCCAAGAAGTCAAAAATATTCGTTGCCTCAACACCTAACGGCACCGGAAACCTCTTTCACGAACTTTATACCGGTGCACTTGAGCCTGATCCGGAGAAACATAATGGATGGCACGCTGAAAAGGTCGACTGGTGGGAGGTCCCTGGTAGAGATGAAAAATGGAAGAAGAATACTATAAGAGAGCTTGGAAGCAGGGATGCGTTTGATCAAGAGTTTGGAAACGTGTTTCTTGAGACAGGTGAAAGCGCTGTTAATGAGAGACTCTTTGATGAATTAAAGACAGAGTGTGCTGAACCTACATTTGTTTTTGACGAAGGACACTATCTATTATGGGAAGAGCCTAATCAAGAAAAAATTTACGTCGCCGGTGTTGATATAAGCGAGGGTGTCGGTGAAGCTGCTTCAGTAGTGCAGATTCTTGATATTACAGACCTAAGAAGTATTAAACAAGTAGCAGAGTACCATAATAGAAACATTAGTCCTATTAATTTCACTACAAAACTTTACGAGATTCTTCAACACTGGGGTAATCCACTTGCATTAATTGAGCGTAATAACTGTGGTGCACAAGTTGTCGACCAACTTAAGCAAACACATCAATATGAAAATATTGTTTCTTATGGTGCAAAAGCAGGTAAATTAGCCTTTAATAAACCAGGTGTTATTGCACACACAAACACCAAATATAAAGGTGTAACTAACATGAGATACTGGGTTAATGAGTTAAAATGCTTGAAGATACGTAATTTAAATACATTAAACGAACTTAAAAACTTTGTTAGATACCCAAACGGTACTTGGGCTGCAAGACCCGGTGCAAGTAACTGGGATGATAGAGTCATGAGTCTTATATGGGCTCTTATGATTCTTGATGATGAAATAGTTGAAAAATACTTTGAAATTGAACAGTATGATGATAATAAAAAGCCATTAAAGTTAAGACCACTCGATTATGGCATTAAATATTTTGTAAATCCAACTTCGATTTACTCTAACGAAAGATCGAATGGAGATGCATCAATGCCCTTGCCGATTTTATTTCCAGCTGATGACTCAAATGAGTTTTCTGAAGTTAAGGATCTCGAATCACAAGGGTGGCAATTCTTTAACAACTCCCAATACTAATGTCAAACGCAGCAGTCTATACACAGAGTCCATTCAATAAGTCGAGAAAAGATAAATTTCTCATGGCTTTTGATCTACCGAAATGTTTCAAAAACCATGAATCAAATTTCAACCGTAACAATAATACCGTCATACCTGATAGTATTAAGTTTTCTGTTTTCGGTGCAATAGTGCCGTCTATTGAAATACCTCCT